TGATAATACGTAAGCGCTTACGTATCAATGGACGGGGGGCTAGTATTACCCCCCCGTCCTCGTCCAAGCGTCCATCGCTTGGTCTATAAAAGGACGTACATAGAAGGAACTGTATGTCTCGCGGCAAACGCTGGCTATTCACTCTGAATAACTGGACTCAAGATGAGTATAATGGAATTGAAGAATTCCTTAGGCAAGAGAGTACATACTTTTGCATCGGAAAAGAGCGAGGGGAGAATGGTACTCCGCATCTGCAAGGATATGCGGAATTACGTGAAAGGTATAGATTCTCAACTCTCAAAAATAAAGTCGGCTCGAGATCACATCTCGAACTTGCTCGTGGAACTGGAGAGCGAAATAGAGAATATTGTTGTAAAGAAGGAGATTTCTTGGAACACGGAAGAGTCTCAAGAGGTGCAAGATGCAGTGGAGCTGATGGGGCTCGAGGAGCACGGGACGAACTTGCAGCTGGTTTCAGATCACATGTTGGAGAAGGTGAATTTCTTGCAGGATGCAACAACTTCGCTGAAGAACACCCTGGGTGTTGGTACTTCTCCGGATCTTCGTTGCTACGAAACCATCTCTCCCTCGTCTCCCCTCCCGAAAGGCCTGACATTTCTGTCCGGTGGTACTATGGTGCACCTGGGACCGGAAAGTCTCGTAGAGCTTTCGAAGAATACCCCGGAGCTTATCGCAAAGATGCTAGAACTAAGTGGTGGCATGGATACATGCTTCAACGAGAATGCGTAATTGATGATGTTGCACCTGAAGGAATTGATATGACAAGATTTTTAGTTTGGTTTGATCGTTATCCATGTATTGTAGAAACAAAAGGTGGTATGATGCCTCTTTTTGTTTCAAAGTTTATTATTACAAGTAATTTTCATCCTGATGAAGTTTTCCCTGGGCATGTCCAGATGGAAGCTTTGTTAAGACGTATTGTAATCATTATGTTTTAATATAATAAAGAATAAATTATGTTATCACGGAGTTATTAATTTATGAATATCTGAGGAGCCGAAGGCGACGATTGAGCCGCTTCCGGCGGAGACCGGCAGGCGATTTGGAGCCGAAGGCGACCTGGTCCGGGGGACCGCGGTACGCGGTCAGTTTCCCGCCTAAATGAAACTTGCGCGCGAAGCTACCTAACCTTATAAATACCCGCGCTTTCGCGTGAGCGAGAGTAAGATAAGATGGCGTACAAGAGAAAAAGAATTGGTGGTAGTTACATGACCAATAAGCGTCGTCGGTTTGGCCGTCGTCGTAATGGTAGTAGGTTTAGAAGATCTGGGCGTCGTATTTCTGGTGTGTCTGGTCAAGCTGGTAATTTTGGTTCTTCGGGTTTTCGTACAAGGCGTACTTCTCGTCGTCAATGGCGTAATCTATTGTGGCGTGAAACTCAATCAAAACAACATTGGAGGTCAAATTTAAGTGCTTCTACTCCTATTACAACTCAATCCAGTCCTGATTTAGTTGACGTTGTTACTGCGCAAGCAATCGGTACTAATTTCTGGACTACTGCTGGAGGAACAGTTCCCGCTGAAACTGGTGTCGCTGTACCTGGTTTTGTTGGAGATATTGTTCTTCGTGGTGGTAAGAGTACGATAAGCTTTTGTAATATAAGTAACGCTGATACTGGAGATGCCTGTAGAGTAAGATTGTGGATGGTATGGACTATTACTAGACCTGAATTTTCATTAGTACCTGCAACTCCTGTTCCTAATGCTTGGGATCCATCAATGATTCCTGATTTTGGTAGAATTGGTAAAGTTATTGGTTTTAGAGAATTTTGGGTTAATCCTGGTAGTGTACCTATGCAAGTTACCTTCCGTTGGAAGCCTCAGAAAGTAGATAGGACAATACATAATATAGGTGGAGAGACTTTAGTGTACTTTTTTACAATAAATGGTCATAATACCGGGTCAGACACGGTGGTTGAACAACTCTCATATAATATATCATTTGCTGCTGACGCGATATGATAATACGTAAGCGCTTACGTATCAATGGACGGGGGGCTAGTATTACCCCCCCGTCCTCGTCCAAGCGTCCATCGCTTGGTCTATAAAAGGACGTACATAGAAGGAACTGTATGTCTCG